AGAAGCAGTATCTAATCAAAACAAATCATTGTTGATTATTGCTGAGGATGTTGAAGGTGAAGCACTTGCTACTTTGATTGTAAACAAAGCACGTGGTATTTTGAAAACAGTTGCTGTTAAAGCTCCTGATTTTGGAGATCGTCGTAAGTTGATTCTTGAAGATATCGCTATCCTAACAGGTGGTCAAGTATTCAGTGCTGAAAAAGGTATGAAACTAGACAAATTCAGCTGGGATTGGTTTGGTGAAGCTCGTGTAGTTACAGTAAACAAAGATACTACAACAATTGTTGATGGTAAAGGTGATGCTGATAAAATTGCTGCTCGTATTGAAGAACTTCAAACACAAATTGAAAAATCAACTTCACCATATGAAAAAGAAAAGTTGCAAGAACGTTTAGCTAAATTTATTGGTGGTGTAGCAGTTGTACACGTTGGTGGTTTTACTGAAGCTGAAATGCGTGAGAAAAAAGATCGTGTTGATGATGCTTTGCAGGCTACTAAAGCCGCACTTGAAGAAGGTATCGTACCTGGTGGTGGTATGGCTTTGTTACATGCTCGAAATGGTATCAATGATGTTAATACTATTGGTGGTCGCATTGTTTATAATGCTTGTGCTGAACCATTTAAGAAAATTTTAGTAAATGCCGGTTACGAACAAGAAGATGTATATAATGCTTTGTCTGGTGCAACCGGAGGTGATTATTGGTATGGATTCAATTTGCTAGAAGAAGATTTCTGTGATATGAAAGAAATTGGAGTAATTGACCCAGCTAAAGTAACTCGTACTGCTCTTGAAAATGCAGCATCAGTTGCCGGAACTATTCTATTGACAGAAGCTGTTGTAGTTGATAAGCCCGAAGAAAAAGATGATGATGGGCTTGGAGGTATGATGGGAATGATGTAAATTTAAAGTATGCAAGATGCCATAGATCTCATAGGAAGAACCCTTGTTATAGAAGAAGTTGCTTACAAGGTTAAAAGTTTTTATTTTGTTCCCGGTACAAATTTGTTGTACGTCGGTCTTCAAACCCCTGATAAAGGAGTTATGAATTGGAGATATGAGAGTCTATTGCCTTACTTTATTGAACAAGTCCACTTTGGTCACAGCCAGTTATGAAAACAGAAATACAAGAAAAATTAATCGAAATCGCTAAACGAGTACCTCCTGGAGATCGTTGGGAAGTAAATGGGGTTAAAGACGTTCAAAACGGCTTAACAGATGCTTTAGAAGCATACTACCAGTCATCAACTAATAAACCTATTGCCTTTCGTTTAGATTTGGTTAATAGTAAACTTTACGGTATATTCAACAATGAAGTAGAAGTTAAAGAACCTGAACCTAAACAATATTCAATCTACGGAGATTATGAGTTCTAAACAACATACATTGTGGAATGAAAAATATCGTTCTCAAGATCTTTCTACATATGTAGGAAATGAACAAATAAAAGGTACTATTTCTAAGTACCTAGAACAAAATGATATCCAAAATTTTATTTTTTACGGCCCAGCCGGTACTGGTAAAACTACTCTTGCTAAACTCATTGTTAATAATCTTAATTGCGATTATCTCTATATTAATGCTTCCGATGAACGTGGTATTGATACTATTAGGGATAAGGTCCAGGGCTTCTCGTCTGTGGCGTCTTTTAAGCCGCTCAAAGTTGTCATCTTGGACGAGGCTGATTTCCTTACTATTCAAGCTCAGGCGTCGCTAAGAAACATTATTGAGACATTCTCACGTACTACAAGATTTATTCTGACTTGTAACTATATTGAGAGGATTATTGACCCTCTTCAATCACGTTGTCAGGTACTTAAAATTGTTCCTCCATCTAAACAAGAGGTAGCAGTCCACATTAACAATATTTTACAACAAGAAAATGTTGGTATTGATTTAGATAACTTAAAACTAGTTGTCAATCAATTTTATCCTGACCTACGTAAAATGCTTAACACACTACAAATGAGTGTAGTAGGTGATGAAATTGTTGTAGATAAAAGCGTATTAGTGTCTAGTAACTACAAAAATCAAATCCTCATGGAGTTATGCAAACCAAGTTCTAAATCGTTTAATAACATTAGACAAATAGTAGCTGATTCTGGTGTTAGCGATTTTGAAGATTTATTTAGATTTTTATTTGACCACGTAGACAAATATGCTCCTACTGAAGCAGGACAAGTAATTATTTACATTGAGGAATACCAATACCATTCTAATTTTAGAATTGATAAGGAAATAAATGCTATGGCTCTTATCTCTAGAATATTATCTGTAGCTGGTAAAAAAGTATTATGAAACAATTCCTAAAGTTTACTATAATTTGGATTAGCCAAAACTTATCCGTACCTTTCTGGATGGTAGGTCATGTTCACCTAATGACAACTGTGTATCAAGATATACATGAAATTATTATGAGCATGGGCATGAATATTATAGTAGCAATAGGATTTTATTTAGATTATAAACAAAACAAACAAAATGAAAAATCAACAAATGAACATCAATCTTGACTTGTCAAAAACAACAACAGTAGAAACTTCAACAGGTAAAAAAGTATGGAGTCAAGGAGTCATTATTCGTAAAGTATCTCGCTTTGTAGTAGGAGCAGATGAAGATGCTCTAGTACCCATCCCAGTATTTTATGATGCTGAAACTGGAGAAATTTTGCTTGAAACTTTACCTAAGGAATTAAGAGAAGAATATACAAATGTCAATCTTTGATTGGTTAAAACAAATCACAACTGATAAAAAACCTTGGTCTTCTTTCACAGAAGATCAACAAGAATCGTTCAATTCTTACATGGTTCATCGGTTTGTAAGTATGTATGAGGGATACACTGAGGTTGCGAATTACGGCCAAAGAATCCCATATCCTGAAAAGGAAAAAACCTATAAGTACTACTGCACTATGTTACCTAAAGCCAATATATTCCTTAAGTATGTTAAGTCTTCTAAAAAAAGACCAAACAAAGATTTGTTACAATACATAGCTGATTACTATGTTATTTCTCTAGGAGAAGCCGAAGATTATATTTATCTTCTTAAACGAGAAGGAATAGAACATATTCTTGAAAAAGCAGGAATTGACAATAAAGAAATTAAAAAGTTATTAAAAGAAATTAAATGACAAAAAACAGTGATGTGTGGGGAGTTTACCCTGACAAAACCACAGAACCATTTAAACCAGATTCAATAGTACAATCAGTTGTTAATAAATTTAACACTCGTGCTAAAATGGGTTTTGAAAAATACAATAACACTCTAGATAGGAACGATTTTACTGTATTAGAATGGATTGAGAATGCTCAAGAAGAACTAATGGATGGAATCCTTTATTTAGAGAAGTTGAAAAAAACACTAGGTGGCTAAAAAGAAAAAAATACCAGCCATTGTAAAACAAATTAAACAACACAACTTACGAGAAGTTAACTACGCTTACGAAAAGTCAATTTCTTATAGTCAGTTGTCTATGTTTACCGCTTGTCCACACAAGTGGAGTTTGCAGTATAAAGACGGTTATTACACGTCTGAATCGTCTATTCATATGACGTTCGGAACTGCATTGCACGAGGCATTACAACATTATATAACAACTATATATGAGGTAAGTGGTGCTGAGGCTGATCGAATTGATTTAGAGGCTTATTTTGAGGAACGTTTTAGAGAAACATACCTTAAAGATTACAAGTCAAATAAAAACGTTCACTTTTCTAACTCTGTTGAAATGAGAGAGTTTTTTGAAGATGGACTAGCTATTCTAAATTTCATTAAAAAGAATAGAGGCGGTTATTTTGGTAAACGAGGCTGGTATTTGATAGGCTGCGAAGTACCTATTTTACTTAACCCACATCCAGGGTTTAAAAACGTTTTGTATAAAGGTTACCTGGATGTGGTTTTGTATAATGAATCAACCAATAAATTTAAAATTATGGATATTAAAACATCCACTAAAGGTTGGGACGATTATACTAAAAAAGATGAAACCAAACAGATGCAATTGATTTTGTATAAGAAATTTTTTGCTCAACAATTTGGTGTTTCTGAAGACGATATTGATATAGAATTCTTTATTGTTAAAAGAA